TTGGCTCATCTCCCCACGCAGAATAACAGCGTGGCGGATGGTATCCACGGTCAGCTTCTGGTCGTAAAAAACCAGGTCTTCCTCGTTGCCTTTAAGCGCGGTGTCGCCCGTTACGCCGGCACCGGTAAGGCGGGCGCGCAGTTGTACGGTAATCGCGTCGCCGGGGGCTTTGGTCAGTTCCTCTTTAATCTGCACCACGCTGTTGGTGGTGTTGCCCATAAAGCTGTAGAACGGGTTTTGGCTTACGTAAGCCGCAAAAACATCTTGCGACCACTGTTCGGCCGAAACGCCATGGGTGGTTTGAATGGTAGCAACCATCTGTGTTTATCCCTTGTAAACGGTTGGGGTTAGCGGCGGTTGAACAGGCTGTCGAGCCTGTTTTTGGTATCGCTGCCTGCCGCTTTGGGGGCAGCTGCGCCCGCGACGGCCGAAAAAACCGGCGTGCGGGAATGGGGGGCGGTGTCTTGCTCGGGCACCTCTTTGGGTGCCTGTTCGGCACGCTCGGCCTCCAACTCTTGACGAATAGCCTCGCGGATAGCCTCTGGGCTGGTGCCGTATTTACGCGCAAACTCGGCATAAGGCTGATAGGCCAGCGCCACCTTGAGTGCCTCCACCACCGGCATGGGGGATGACGTGATATGCTCCACCAACGCCGGATTGGCTGCCAGCGCCATGGCGTAGGCGCTGTCCGGCGTGTAGGTGATGTAGCTGTCGTAATCCACACCAAACAGGGCCAGCGCCGCGCGCACGGCATCCTCTACCATCGTGGTATCGGTCGTGGCGGCGTGCACTTGTTGGGGGATGGTGTTATCTACGGTTTGGGCGGCTGTTCCGTCCAAAGCGTCCAGCGCCTCCATAAGAGCTGTCGCCTTTGGGGTGTCAACGGAGGGGTGTTGCATGGGTATCTCCTTCGGGTTGTTGGATGGTCAGGTGGGTCATCAGTTCCTGTTTGTTCCGCAAGGTGGAGGCCTCCACCAGGATTTGCGGCGGTACGGGCACCCCTGCTTGCATCAGCATGTGCAGTTGCGCCAGTTCCAGTTCTCGGCTGCTTAGGGCATCGGCCACTTCTTCCACGTGAATGTCAAAAACCCCGGTGCGGACGTCGTTCACCAGAACCTTCTGCCCCGCGTCGTCGACGACCGGATGCCCCTGAGCGTCCAAAAGAGGTTGGTTGAGCCTGACCAGACGCGGCGCGCTCAGATTGTCGGTAATCTGGATGGTCATTTCGGTGGTGAAAAACTGCCGAATCAGGGATAGCACCATCAATCCCAGCGTTTTTTTGGTGCGCCGGAGCGCGTCAAAAGCGAACATCTGGTTGGTTGTGCTGGCCATTTGGCGGCTCTGAATGGCAACACCCGATGTGGCGTTGCTGGTGCGCCCCACGGCCTCGTCGAACACACCCATCACCTCCTGAATATCCAGCGAGGCTTTTTCCATCACGCTGACCTGACTGCCCGCCAACTCGGTGTTGCGGATAATCCGCAAATCCTTGCCCGGCCGTTTCAGAATCAGACCATCCGGTCGCGCCGCTTCCCGCGCAAGGGTGTGGGGGTCGTCCACAGCATCCACATCGGCGATGATTTGCGCTGTATTGAGCAGGTGCATGGCTTTGGAGCGGCGTTTGTTCAGCTCCCGCTGGGGGTCTATGGCGGTTTTTACAACACCATAAGGGGCGCCCGTGCTGCGGTTGCGTTTGAACAAAAACGGCACCAGCGTAAACCGGTTATGCAGGTAGGGCAGCGGGGTGTGGTCCAGAAGCACATTCCCGCTGTAATAGGCGATATAGACACGGGGCGCGAACGCGCTGTCCACCACCGTGCCCATTCTGGCGGCTTCGGATTTATCAAAAGTTACCGCCACATCCCCGTTTGCCAGCCGCACGCGATACAGTGTTTCGGTTTGTTTGTACTGCACCTCCACAACCCGCCACAGGTTACGGTCGGGGTTATGGTAGGCAATACCCTGTGTGGTGGTACCAAAGCGGCGGCGTACGTCGGCCTGCGTGTCGCTCAGCAGCGGGGCTGACGACTCGGGGAACAGGTGTTTAATCGCCTCGGCGTCCAGCCAGCGCTCGCGGCAGACAAAGCGCGCGTCCGAGTAGTCCATGCGCTGGGCATGGGCATCCCACACCACGGAAAGTTCGTTTTCGTAGCGGTTGAAGATGAGCTTGCCCTCGTCCCCCTCCTCCACGCCGACATCCAGCCAGCTGATGCCGGTAATCAGACCGGCTTTGAACAGGCTGGACAGCTCGATGGACTGGTCGTTCCTCTCGGCCACGAACAGCGCCAGGTCGGACAGTGCCTTGGCTGTTTCTTCCTCGCCCGCCTCGCCCGAACGGGAGCGGTAGACAATCCGTGTGCGGCTGGCGATTTCGGTGCCCGCGATGTTATCCACTTTAGAGGCGATTTTATTAATCACGATGGGTGCCTGCCCGTAGCTTTCCAGCTTGTCGGTTTCTTCGGCCGTCCACTGGTCGCCATCGTAAAACGCCCAAGCGCGTTTGGCCTCCGCCAGCCATGTTTTATAGGCGGGTGCCTGTACGGCTTCTTCGTAGAACCCTTTGACACGTGTCAGAATATCGGTGCTCATCGGTCGTCCTTTGTTTGGTTGGGGTGGGGTTTAATCGTCAGCTCAAGGTGTGGGTTACGCCCGCGCACACGCAGCCGCACAGCAACGGCGTGGCCAAAAAGGCACTCCCCGAACGGCTGCTCTATCGGCACGTCATGGCGTATCCATGCCACGCTGTGCGGATAGTTGCGAATACGCGCCGGCGGGTCGTAGGTATATTCCAGCACGCCCATGCCCTCGTGAGGCGTGACCAGCACAAGGTGCCGTCCCGTTTGTGACGGGCATAAAAAAACCGGCGCTGTCGCGCCGGTACGGGTAAAGGTGAGTGTGCGGCCATGGTGTGAGGGGGGCATGTTTTTTCTCCTTATCCTTAAAGTGTTGCCCAACCGTGCCTGCGGGTGTTGGGTCTTGGGCTGGTTTGCGGTTGTGTCCGTGCCAAGGCAAGGCCGGACTGTACCAGATAGCGTGTGGCGTCCATCAGGTGGTCGTGGCGTTTGACAATCCGTCCATCCTCGCCCCTGCGGTACAGCCTAAACTCCTGCCACCAGGGGGTGAGTGTGCCAAAAACCTTGAGTTTGCCAGCGCGCAGGCGTTCAAGCACGGTCATCAGCCCGGCCTCAACGGCGTTATCCGCAAGATGCAGATACAAGCCGTGTGCCGCGTAAGCGCTGAGCAACGACTGCCCATCCATTTGGCTTTGACTTTGCCCTGCCGGATCGCACACGCCGGGTATCCAGTCACCGCGCGTGCGAATCGCCGCCGTATGTTCGGCGGGGGTTTGTTCTGTCGCCATATGGCAGTCATACAGGTAAAGCACGTCGGTTTGCGGGTCGAGGGCGCCCCAAACAACGGCGGTAGGGTTGCTCCAGCCAAAATCCATACCAAAAACACGCCGATACTGGGGCGGTATATCAAAGGGGTCGCAGCGGATATCCTCCTCGCGGACCTGATAGACTTTCCCACTACCAAGGGACGGGACGCCCTTTTCCCGCGCCTCTAACTCATGAGGGCGGAGCGACGCACGCAATTTGGCTTTTTCGGTTTCGAGCAGGTGTAAGGCATCGTCCCATGTGGCGTGAATAACCTGCCTGTCGGGGCTGGGGTGCGCCAAAAAGTGGGCGCATACCTCCGTCATGCCTTTAAGGGGCGTCATGGTCAGGATAAGGCTTCCCCCCACATCGAGCGTCCGCATCAGGCACTCCTGATAAATGGTCGGTTCAGGTTCCTCGTCCAGATGAATAAACTCCCGCGAGGTGCCCTGAAACTTCTCCCGTCCTTGGTCAAACGACTTAAAACCAAGCGTGGACTGCCCACCGCTGACGTGACGCACCGTTAACGTATCCACCGCGTCGGCCAGCCCCTTGCGCATGGTCTTGCGCAGGATGAGCGCCGGATGCAGAAAAAGCTCCAAATAGGCCGCTTGTAAAATATCGCGCGTCATTTCGGCGGTAACCGAGGCCGCCCACGCGTTAATCGGTGTGTCGAACCGTCGGCCTTGCCACCACGGCGGATACAACCCCGTTAAATGCGCCGCCATTTCAAATGCGCCGCAATAGGTTTTTCCACATCGGTTACCCGCAAGGAACAGGCGTTCTTTCGCCCGCGCGCCCGCCGTATGAAAAAGCGCCTGTTTGGCGTGGGGGGTGTAACGCAGGTGTGGCTGCACCAGCAGCAGTTTATGTTTGCGGCACAGCAGCTCACGCTGACGGTGTTTGAGGTGTCGGAGCGGACTCAAGGCTGGCAATCTCCTGTTGCAGGTGGGTCAACTCTTGGTCAATGTCGCGCAGTTCGTCCGCCCAAGGGCGCAGGTCTTCCAGCACGGCTTTATTTTCGTCCCACCGGCTGTAAATCAGCTTGGCGGCAGACACGTCGCCATTCGCCGCTTTGGCGAACAGCGCCCTGTCTACAATCGCCAGCGCTCGCGCCATAACCGCAAGGCGGATGCGGCGGATTTCCTCCCAAACTTCGGGGGTCAGGTAGTTGCGTACCGTGCGTTCGCAAATACCCGCTAATTGGGCGATTTCGGCTTGTGTTTTGCCATCGTTGTCGGGGTTGGTTAACAGGTCAATCAGGCACGACAATATGGCCGGGTTCATGGCAGAACCCGCCTTGCTACGGCGTAGGGTCATGGGAAGCGCTCCTTGAAGCATCCAGAAAAACAAAAAATCGGCTTTTCTGCCGATTATGATTAAATCATAGCATAGTTTGGGGCGCTGCGTCAACTAAAAAAACACAGCGCCCCGCTTTTGTGGTTATCCCGCCCGCTCCAGCGCCTCTGGCCGCCGCGCCGCCTCTTTGTTTAACGCCAATCCCGCCAAGATGAGCTGACGATCCAGCGCTGCAATGGCTTTCTCGATACGTCGCCCTGCCGTTTTGTGGTCTACAGTCAACAAAACGCCCAACTGTCGGTCGCTGTAGCGGTAGCTCACCCGTGTGCGAATTCCTTTTTGTCTTAAAATATCCTGCTCTTTTAGCGCCCGCGCCAAAACCAGCGGGTCGTGATAGTCGCCCCAATACTTAAGACGCAGAATCTGCTGCTGCGCCGGCTCCAAAGTGGCGATGTGTTTTTGAACTTCCAGCGCGAGGGTATGCCTGTCCTGCGGGTGTGTGGGCAGGTTGGCGTGCTCGCCAAACCATGCGCTGAGGGCTTGCCTGCTTTCGGTGTCGGGCTGTTGGAGCAGCAGTTCTTTATACACGGGGCTGATGCGGGGAAAGCGCTGTCGGCGCAAAACCTCGGTCGTCCAGCTCAGCGCCTGATGGGCGTCGATAAAATAATAGGATGTCATGATGTTTGTACTTTCCTTTACGCATACCGCCCAGCACAACAGGCAGGCAAAAGCCTTGAGAACATACCGGACGGGGATTGATTGAAAGGTCACACTCTGTGCGATATGTGCCTTGGAAACAGGCTGAGAGCCAGCCTGCGAAGGGTTATACCTCTAAAGGGGTATAAGGTCAACGAAAATGAGTATACAATTTTTGCGGTATAAAGACGCCTGAACATGCTTATTCAGGCTCTATGTAAACAGCTGTGCCTTGAGCAGCGACCAGCAGCATGGTTTTGCCACCGCCGGAGATTTCGCCGTAGTCGATATCAATCCCTATAATCGCGTTGCAGTCGGCCTGCTGCGCCTGTACTTGGATTTCGTGCAGGATGGCTTCCCGCGCCTCGGCCAGCGCTGTCTGGAACGCGCCGGAGCGGCCGCCCACAACGTCACGCACCTTGGCAAAGTAGTCACGAAAAATGTTGGTGCCCATCACGGCTTCCGACGCCACGAGCGGCCCATAACGGCGCACGCGGTAACCCTCTACATAAAACGTGGTGGTAAGCAGCACGGCTGGGAAATCCTTTTTCTTCTTTTTATACGGCTTTATTTTGCCCACGGCGTGGGGCGCTGTCAATGTTGCAGGATTTCGCACCTGCACGATAACCCGCCTTTACCAAGGGGTGTTTCGCTTGCCCTTGGTCGCGCCGTCAGGCACCATGACGGCGATTGTTTTTTGCCAATTTTTAGGAGGCCTTTGCCATGCTTACCCTCGCCGCTTACGACATCACGCCTGAGCGTGGCTTTTTGTCCACGTATACCATCGACGAGGTGATGCTCCCTCCCCTGTTCTCCCC